GCGATCTGGTCAGCGTCATCACGCCGTTCGAGCCGAAGCGGACGGTTGAGTGCGAAGTGCGGCCCGGCGATACGGTGCTCTACGAGCGCTTCCAGCAGCACGAATTTTACCTGCATGGCGAGACGTATAACTTCGTCTACGAAGAGCAGTTCATTGCGGCGGTGTTAGAGTGATCCGGCTCTACTTCAACCGCCGCGGCCAGCGTCCCTGGAGCATCGACAGCGGCGCCGGTACGGAGGAGCGCTCCTTCAAACGCGTCGATGTCGAGACCACCGGCAAGACGAAATTCGATCCGCGCAACTTAGGTTCCGAGGATTTCCCGTGCGCCTGGCTCGAATTCGAAAACGCCCTGGCGATGTACACGCCCATCAGTGAGAATGCTTCGATATGGCCCAAGCTCTGAACCACTGGCTGCTGATTGACGATCTACCCGTCTGTGATACAATCGCGCGCAGAGGTGACAAGATGGCTTTCAAGCATGGCAGCGCGTCGCGGGATCGGGACGAAGGCGTGGAGTTCTCGAAGAAAGAAGAGGATCTCCACCACGTCGAAAACATGAAGGACTCCGGCGGGATGTCGATGAAGAGCATGCACGGCAAGGAAATGCGAAATGCCGCGCACCATACCGGGCGGCCAGTTTCGGAGCACAAAGAGCCGCACGAGGGCATGTAGGGCTTGCATCATCACGAGCGAGCCGCGCGAATTGTATTCGAGTTCTCGCGGAAGCACCGATGGCGATTCGAATGGTTTAGGAGAAAGCGAATGGGCGAAACACTTCAGGCAGGGCAGACAGTTTCGGTGATCGGCTCGCCGGTCAACGCGCAGGGCGGCGCATCGCAAGCCGTCCTCTCGGCGCAGGCGTACAGCTCCAGCGACCCGACGGTGTTCACTGTCGCGCCAGACCCATCCACGCCTGGCGGAGTCATCATCACCGCTGTGGCACCGGGAACAGCGACGTTGACCGAGACCGCGACCGCTACCGAAGTCAGCGGCGCTACCGGGAGCATCATGGGCGTGGCGACCATCGTCGTGACTCCGGCGCCCGTGGCTCCTGCGGAGAGCATTGTGTTCACGTTCGGGACGCCGGAAACACCGGCTGTCGCATCGTTGGTCAAGGGGTAGCCGTGGCATTCTGGGCATTCCTCGGCGGCATGGCGACGGGAGCAGTGATCGCTACGGTGACGCTGTTCTTCTGCCTGCCGCCGGAGGAAGTCCCGGAGCCATGGAAGACTTTCCCGCCCCGCGCCGCCGGAGCAGATCGATGCCACTAAAGCCGGGAAAGAGTAAGGCCGTGATCTCGGAGAACATCCGCGAGATGGTTGCCGCCGGCCATCCGCAGAAGCAGGCTGTTGCCGCGTCGTTGCGAAATGCTGGCGTCGCGCGGAAGATCAGAAAACCGATAGGCAAACCATGAAAGTGCCCATTCCCAAGCTCCCGAAGATTACCGGAGTTGTGATGGTACGTCCCAAGGCAGTGGTGGGCCCACATGCGCCCGGCGTTGCGGCGACCTCGCCCGGTGGATTGCGGGCCCTACCGCTGGCACCCGGCCGCGTGGAGCGCAGCGCGGGCCGGAAGTTACTGCGGGGCAAGATCGGCAGCGGGAAGATAGATTGAACATCGTCTGCAAAACTCGCGGCCACTTCTGGCGGGGCATCGGCTCGACCCAGGACATGAAGGAAATCAAGCAGGTCTGCCAGCGCTGCACCACGATGCGCACCGTGAAGACTTCCGAGTATAAGGAGAAACCGAATGCCGACAGCGGGATCGATGGCGAAGTCGGGCGGGAATTGGATCAAGGGCGCGATCAAGCACCCGGGTGCGTTGCACAAGGAACTGGGCGTGCCGAAGGGCAAGAACATTCCCTCCAAGACCCTGGCCAAGGCGGCAAAAGCTGGTGGTAAACTCGGCAAGCGCGCACGCCTCGCCGAGACTCTGAAGAAACTCCACTAATGCAGGGGTCGGAACCGGAAACTACACGCCACGGGAAGACAGATACCTGATATCCTGACCGCAATGGCAGGGGACACTCTCACCGCCGATCAGATCGTCAAGGAAGCTCACGAGTTCTGGGTTATGGCTCGCGAGACCAATCGCGAGAACATCGCCTCAGCCGAGCGCGATCTCCGATTCCTGAACAACGATCAGTGGAACGCCAAGCACAAGAAAGACCGTGAGGACCAAGGGCGTCCGGCGCTGGTACTGAATGTACTCTGGCCTTACGTCAACCAGGTTTCTAACGACTATGCTCAGGCCGATGTCGCGCTTGAGATCGATCCTGTGGGTGATGGGGCGGATGAGGCTACCGCAGATGTTTACGAGGGTCTCATCCGCCACATCGAATACGAGTCCGACGCGAGCGACGCGCGCAACATGCGCTTCTTTTACGCCGTCGCATGCGGCGTCGGCTATTCGCGGCTGGTGACGGAGTACGAAGACGACGACACGCGCAACCAGGTCATCCGCATCGAGCGCATCCAAGATCCGTTCTCCGTCGTGATGGACCCCTACGCGAACAAGCTCGATGGCTCAGACGCGCAGAAGGTCCTCGTGCTCGACTCCATGACCAAGGAAGCCTTCAAAGAGCGCTGGGGCGATTCCGTGGCGGCGCAGCAGAACTTCTATGAGGGCCAGTCGAACCCGGCGCCGGAATGGATCGGCATCGGGCCGAATTCGGGCAACGTCCAGGTTGCCGAGTATTGGAAGGTTTACGGCTTCGACGCGACCCGCGTGCAGATGAAGGATGGGTCGCTGAAGCTCGAAAGCGAAGTCACCGAGGAGGACATCGAGTATCTCGAAACGGGCGAAGACGGGAAACCGCTGACGCGCACCGACAAGACGCAGCGCCGCGTGGTTCAGTACATCGTCAACGGCGACGAGGTACTCGAAGAGAATGAGTGGATCGGCAAATACATCCCGATCATCCGCCTTGTCGGCCGCGAACTGTTCGTCAAGGGCAAGCGCCAGTTGCTCTCGCTAATTCGATTCGCCATCGACGCCCAGATCCTCGTGAACTGGAGCGCCACCAACGAAGCTGAGACGCTGGCTCTTGCGCCGCGGGACACGATCCTGGTGACGCCGCACGAAGTGGAGGGCTTCGAGCAAGAGTGGCAGACAGCCAACGAGCAGAATCTGCCGTACAAACGATTCAATCCCGACCCGCTCATGGGCAACTCGCGCCCTCAACGGCAGTCTATCGAACCTGCCATTCAAGCCGCGAGCGAAGCGAAGCAGCAGTCGATCCAGCACGTCCGCGACATCATCGGCCTCTTTCAGCAGGACATCGGACAGCAGAAGGGCGATCAGTCCGGCGTTGCTATCGAGAAACTCCAGACCGCAGGCGACGTGGCAACGCAACACTTCTTCACCAACGCGCGGGCGTGCCTGAAATACGAGGGTCGCCAGCTCATCGATCTGATCCCCAAGATTTACGATACCGCGCGGCAAGTGCGCATCCTGCGTCCCGAGAGCGGCGCTGAAGTCGTTTGGGTCAACAGGCAATACATCGACGAGCAAGGGCAAGCTAAGTTCCACGACCTGACGCAGGGCCGCTACGACGTTGTGGTCAACACCGGGCCGAGCGAGACGACGAAGCGGCAGAAAGCCTTCGTCCTGCTGTCGAAGCTCGCGCAGGCTTACCCGCAGATTGTGCAACTCGCGGGCGACATCATCTTCCGCAACTCCGACGTACCAGGTGCCTCGCAGATCGCAGACCGGCTCGAGAAAATGTTGCCGCCGCAACTTCAGCCGCAAGCGAATCCGATGGATCTGCCGCCGGCGCTCATGCAACAGATGCAGCAGGCGCTCGCCGAAAACCAGCAGCTCAAACAAGCGCTCGCCTCCGCCCAGGTGGATCTCAAACTTCAGCTTTCGAAAGCCGCCGCAGACAACGCTTCGAAGGAGCGCATCGCGGGTTTGAACAATCGGGTGCAACTCATCAAAGCGGAACTGGACGCGAAGAACAACGCGGTTACGGAATTGTTCCGAGGGCATCTCGAAGGGATCGGCAAGCAACTGGACATGCTACACGAAACCGAGATGGCCCCCGGGGCCCAAGGGCTCATGCCTGGCGCGCAGTCGCCGCCGTTGCCGCCTCCGCCCCCCGGGATGCCAGGAACAGGCAGCACTCCGACGCCGCAGGGTGCTACGGTCTGAAGTAGCCGCTTGACAGGTGTACCGGTACTGCCGTACCATTCCACTCAGTTACTTCTCAAACTGAGATGCCTGAGGAAACGACAGCCGGCCAGCCCACCTCGTATGCCGAATTCACGGCTTTGATGGACCGTCCATCGGAAGCCGCGCCGGTCCAGGAGACTGAACGCACTGCTGAATCCGAAGGGACCGTAACCGACCCGGAAGGGTCCTCCGCCGCGACATCCGCTGACAATCCTGAGGGTGCCGAGGAAACTGATGAGGAAACGGAAGCCTCACTATCGCAGGTGCAAGACCCTTCGGTGTCCAAGCGAATCAAGAAATTGCTCGCCGATCGCCGGAAGGAACGGACCGAGAACCAGAAGCTATTGCGGCAGATCGCGGATCTAACCACTCCGAAGGAAAAACCGCAAGAGACCGCGACACCAGCGCCTTCGGCAGCGAAGGACTGGTACGCCGACGACGATCCCAAGAACCCGAAGCCGAAGCAGGAGAATTTCAAGACCTGGGAGGAATTCAGCGACGCCGCCGCAGATTGGCGCGCCGAGCGGACTCTCCAGAAACGGGAATTCGAGCGCAACCAGCAGCAGGTTCAGCGGGAGTTCACAACCGCTCGACAGCAGCTTGACGCCGAACATGCGGCGCGGCTGGAGAAGAGTCCGGTCAAGGACAAGGTGATGGAGTTGGTAGGGCCGGGCAAGGCGAAGGAGAAACTCTTCTTTCCTGATCCGGTTGCCGACTTCATCAAATCCTCGGAGTATGGCCCTGAAGTGTTCCTGAAGCTCCTGGAAGATGACACCGCGTACAAGGCAGTTGTGGCGATCCGTCATCCTCAGTTGCAATGGCGCGCGCTTCAGAAGATCGAAGCTACATTCTCGAAACCCGTCACACCTGAGAAAAAAGTTACCTCAGCCCCGAAACCTCCGACCGTTCTAGGGGGCCGTTCGACACCCGCTGGAGCCGCAAAGCCTGAAGAGGCTGGCAGCTACAACGAGTTCAACCGGCTCATGGATCGCAAAGCAGGCTAGGGCCTTTCCGCACAGAGGAAACTCGATGGCAAACGTGATCCTTACGGATCAGGTCCTGACGTGGGCCGAACTCCGTATTCTCCGCAATTCGCTCAAAATCTGGGTGAATTGTTACGACGGCTACCAGGATGAGTTCGGCAAGGCAGGTGCCAAGATCGGCTCAACCCTGATGGTCCGCAAACCCCAGCGATTTATCGCCGGGGATGGCCCTGGCTATGATCCGCAACCCCTGAGCGACACCGAGACGCCGCTGGTCTGCGACGTGTACAAGAAAGTGCACTTCGAGTTCAGCTCGACTGAGAAGACCCTCAGCTTGGACAAATTCAGCGAACGGTACCTCATGAAAAGCGGTGTGGCCCTCGCCAACCAACTGGACTATCAAGCGGCGCAAGCGCTCGCGCTGAATAGCTTCCAGTATGTGGGAACGCCTGGCACCACGCCTACGACGAACACCACCTACACCAGCGCGAATGCTTTCCTGCGACGCATGGGCTTCCCGCCCGGTCCGCTGACCACGATGATCATCAACTCGGACGCCTCGGTCCAGTTGATCGACCAATTGAAGACCCTCTTCAATCCACAGAAAGCCATCAGCCGGCAGAACGAAGAAGGCCTAATGGGGACCGATTGGGGCGGCTCCGACTGGTACGAGGATGAAGGCCTCGCCATGCTGACGACCGGCGTTTATGCGACCGCCGGCACAGTCAACGGCGCGCAGTCTGCCGCTGGCGGAAACAACGGCACCATGACTCTGTTGACTCAGGCATGGACCTCGGGCGATGCGCTGAACGCTGGCGACAAGTTCACCATCGGCACTGCGGCAACCGGAGTGCACGAAGTCAATCCGCAGACTCGGGTGAGCACCGGCAAGCTTCAGAAGTTCGTCGTGCTGCAATCCGTGACCGCCTCGGGCGGCGGCGCGATGTCCATCATCTGCGCTCCCGCAATCACGCCTTCCGGCCAGTACCAGAACGTGGACGTTGCGGCCGCCACCGGCATGCAGATTACGCCGTGGCAGGATGACGGATCGCTCGCCGCACCGGCTGCGATCAACACGCATCAGCTCCTGGGCTTCCATCGCGATGCGATGGCCGTCCTCACCGTGCCGCTCGATGTCGCGAAGTACCTCGATATGGGGTATGCCGACACCGACGAAGAGACCGGGATTCGCATGCGTATCACGCGGTCCTGGAACAACGTGTACGACGTCTGGCCGACGCGTATCGACATCTTGGGCGGGTACAGCCCGCTCTACCGCGAGGCAGGCGTCTGCATCGCGAGTTCCTAAACCTGAGAGGATCAAAGGAGAATCAACATGAAAACCATTCTGAAAATCGCAACGCTTCTCGGGTTGTTCGCTGCGGCCGCCCTCGGCCAAGCCAACACGCTGTCGAGCACAACGCTCTCAGCGGCTCTTACCATCGCTCCAGGGGGCGCTCAGCAGCAGGTCTGCTTGACATCCACCACGAATGTCGTCGCTCCCACGAACTCGGCGGCAGGCTCATTGCTTTTCGTCGACCGCGAGGCCCTGCAGGTGGCGGGCCCAGTCGTCGGAAGTTGCGTGCCTGTCTTTCGAGGGGCCAGCGGCACGCCTACCCAGCCGCATACGACCGGTATCCTCGTCTGGATCGGCGACCCAACCTGGTACATCAACAAAGACTACGGTCAAGAGCAATGGGGCGCAAGCTGTACAGCTTCGGCGCTCTATGCCAGCCCGCTCATCAATCTGAAGACGGGGAATTGGGCGGTCTGCGATTCAACGTCGCGGATCACCTATGCGGGGCCATGGGGCGAAGGTGGCAATCTTCCCGCTTCGTTCACCACCCATGGCGACAGTGCGTACTCAGCCTTGGCGACGGACACAGTCATCGTCTACACGACTCTGAGCACTACGAGGTTGGTGACACTTCCAGCGGCAACTTCTCTTCCCGGAAAAGTGTACATCATCAAGAATGGGACATCGAGCGCGCAATCCATCACTGTCGCAACGGTGGACACATCGGCAACCTTCGCATGCGAGACCACCACAGCATGGGGCGCTTGCTCAATCATTTCGAATGGTACCGTCTGGTACAGCTTCACGGGGACCTACTAACGACTAGATGGATCTTCTCGTTTCAGCCATCGTCGGCGCGGCATTTCGCCTTACCGGGCAAATGTCCGCGCCGGGCCGTGGCTTGTCGCCTGAGGAACTGGCGGAAGGAACGCAGTTTCTCAACGTGATGCTCGACTCCTGGAACATCATGCGGAACTCCGTGTACACCGTGCAGGATCTCGTTTTTGCTCTCACGGCCAATCAGATGACCTATCCGATCGGTCTCAACGCAACGGCACCATTCAATGTCGCGCGCCCCAACTTCATCACCAACGCGAACATCGTCTACTATCCGGAAGGCAACTACGTTCGCATTCCGCTGGATATCCTGACGGTGGACCAATGGTCTCAGATCCGCATCAGCGCCGTGATCCCCGACGGGCCACAGACTTTCGGCCTCCCGACGAAGCTCTACTACGACAAGGGCTACAGCCAAACCAGCCCTACCGGAACCGCGAGCTTGAACCTGTGGCTCCCGCCGGACGGGAACGGACCGTACCAGCTCGAACTATTCGTGGCGATGAACCTGCCGACAACACTCGGCTCCGGTAGCACGCTGTACGTTCCGGATGGCTACGTTAAGGCGATTGAGTGGAATCTGGCGGTTGATCTTCTCGCCTGCTATCCGCTCATTCGTCCGCTTCCGCCGGGCCAGGAAGCGCGGCTCCTCCGTGGCGCGGCCGAGGCGAAGAAGTACGTGAACAATCTCAACAGCCCGACGTTGCGAATGCGGGTTGATCCGGCACTTTCACCAGCGGGCGGCAGCGGAACGGACAGCACGTTCAACTGGCTCTCCGATAACACCGTTACCTAGAGAGGTACTATAGTCCCATGGCAATCGAGCACCAGACTTTCGACAAGCAGATTCACCCGGCCAGTGCGCCCAATCACATGAAGGGCGTCGGCTACACGGACCGATGCGCCGAGTGCGGCCACTTCTACGAAGAGCACGTTCACCCGCGGACATTTTGCCGATGCTGCAATGCCGGACCGCAGCCCCTGCCAGCCAAGGACGGGCAGGCATTCGGCTTCCGGAGTCGCACGAACTTCGTCGAAGGAGCGGCGGGCACGATACAGGGGGCCGAGTTCCCGAAACATCTCATGCGCTACGGAGCGTCCGGAGAGATCCTCACCACGGTTGTACAGACTCCCGACGGTGAAGCGACGGCTCGGAGCGCCGGCTATGCCGCTTCCGTCAAGGAGCTCGGGCCGAATCCTGTGGCAAAGGCCCGAGCTACCGATACTCTCGAATCCAAGATGGCGGCGCACGCCGAGTTGGAGGAGATCCTCTCCGGCGAAGCCGCTGAAGGAGAAGTTCCACGTGAAACGCTGGAGCGGATCATCAACCAGCGGAACGGGTACGCCCAGGAGCTTGCGGACATCACGAAGTCGCTGAACGCCCCGAGCAAGCCGGAGGAGAAGAAGTAATGCGCGTCCTGGCATTGATGCTGCTGGCGCTCATGCCAGCATTTTCCCAAGTCCCTGTCGGTGGTGTGCCGAATGGCGGCCTCGTTCCCCGTTACCAGGCCTTCGATACGGAAACCCTCTCTTCGAGCGCTGATTGGCTGTCGGTTCAGCAGGTTTCCAACGGTCCGCAAATTCAGATGCGCTGGGGCTCCGTCTATTGCGCTTCGGCCTGTACGGTGCAGTTCTACCGAAATGCCAGCCTGACTGGAAGTCACCCGCCGATTCAGGCTATCTACGGGCCCCCCGCAAGCGCGGTGGTGTGGTTGGGGACACCTTTGACGCCGCCTGGGACCGCTGGCGCGGCCTTTCAACTCGCTGCCGGCCAGACTCAGGCCTTCGACTTGACCGAGTTCGTCATGGGCTCCGGCGCTGGCAATAATACCAGCTTCTCGATTGGCGTAGCGACAGTCAGTAGCAAAATCGAGATCATCGTAGAGTGGACCGAGGTATTTTAGCCGTGCGCCGCTGGGCGTTTCCGGCATTCGCGGTGCTGGCGCTCTTCTTTCTTCTCGATGCCCAGATTCCGATTCCATCCGGCGGCAGTGGCGCTGGCGGCGGATCGAGCGGCATCACGATTCTTCAGGCGCAAGTCACGATCACTTCGGCGCAACTACTTGCCGGGAACTCGACTGCGGTTCAGATCATTCCGGGATCGAGCGGCAAGCGTATCATGCCCCTGTCGGTGGACTTTACGTACAACCCGGTCAGTACACCCTACACCGACAGCATGCCTGGCTCGACCTTCCTGAATATCTTTCCAGGGAATGCAACCGAAGGGGGAGGGGGACCCATTTGCAATACGATTCCGTTCAACGACTGCTCCCTCGGAACCGTGACAGCGACGCCGCTGGTGACGAACGAGTTGGTTCAGGATTCCCCTGTCACTTTGACGATCGGGAATGCCAGTTCTTCGTTCGGAAGCTACGTCGGCTCCAACTATGTCCTCAGCGTAAATGGGGGAACTCTGACACTCGGAAACGGTACTCTGACGGTCACGTCTTCGTATTACTATTTCTGAGGTAAACTGGAACGCATGAAACGCCGCGCCTTCATCTTCAGCGGATTGCTCGCGGGCCTTGCTTGGTGCGGGCGTGACGGAAAGAGGGACCGATGAGCGCGCTAACCGGCCAGCAGGCAGTCAACCAGGTCCTAACGCTCCTCGCGGTGCTTCAGCCAGGTGAGACGCCGAACACCTCGGAGTCAAACGATGCGCTGATCGTCATCAACAACGTCATCGATAATTGGGCCATCCAGCGCCTGCAGAATGTTGGGATGAGTCAAACATCCATCAGTTTGACAAATGCCACGCAAAGCTACACCCTGAGCCCAGTGCCGCCTGCAATTGTGGCATGTACGTTCATCGATTCGAACGGTGCGACGTTCCCCCTTAAGCAACTCAATGCCGAAGAGTGGGATCAGATCGTTGACCGAAACATCACCGCGAACATCGTCAAGGGTTTCTTCTTCGACAGAATCTCTGCGCTGTGGCTCACCCCCGCTCCCAAATCTGGAACGGTCGTCTATTCATCCTGGCCTACAACGACAGCGCCATTTTCGTCATTGGGCGGTAGTAATACGCTGGCGAACGGTTACCAGCGGGCGCTCATCGCGGCGGCGGCTCTGGAGTTGGCTCCGCAGTATGCGGTGCCTGCCGCGAATCTGGTGCAGATTCAGCAGAGCTATCAGGAAGCGATGTCGGCGCTCCGTCAACTGAATGCCGAGATCCTTGGGCCGGAGCCTGCGGGGATTCCGCCGAGTTCGAATGTCCAAGCGCCACCGACTTCGCCTTCTGGTGCTCCCGGCGCATAATCGCGCCATCGAGCGCGACGCAGAACAGGAAATCCTCCACGCTGCTGCCCTTAAACATCCCTTGCAAAAGCGCCCAAAAGCGCCTTGCTTGGAAGATTAAGTTTTCCTCGATGGGTGTGAAGTCTTCGGCGGCTTCCTCGACGATTGGCATGCCGAGCATCTTAGCATCGAAATCCGAGCGCGGGAATAGTACTATCGGACATGCCTTCGTTCGGATTCATCGGTCCAGCCTACCAGGGGCGCTCGCCCGTCATCGCCTGCGAGCAGCTCTTTAACCTATTCCCCGAGCTTCAGGAGTCGTCCAACTCCGCCAGCAAGGGGACGAAATACAACTACTACGGTACGCCCGGTACGTCCGTTTTCTGCGCGACGGGGGCCAGCAGCATCAGGGCGCTCTGGGGCGGGAATAACGCGCTGTACGCCGTCGCAGACGGAAACCTGATCCAGATCAACTCATCGGGCTCGGTAATCGCTACGGGGGCTATCGGCACGGCCTCGGGGCCCGCACAGATCGTCGGTGGACCTTCCGGGGTGTCTGCCGCCCTGCTGGTTTGGGACGGCTCGAGCGGCGCGTCAGGGCCAAATACTTGGTGGGTGGCGGGGCTGGGAGTCACCGCACCCGTGCCGGTCATCTCTTCGCTCGGAATCACTTACTGTAATGGCTACTTCATCGCCTTGCGGCCGGGCGGCGCGGACTTCGCCGGTGACCCGATTCCGATCAATACCGCCGATCAGACGCAGTTCAACGTCTCGGCGATCCTGGATGGCTCAACCTGGAATCCGCTCAACTACGCCATCAAGACGGGTGCTCCCGATGCGCTTCAGATGATCTTCGGGCCAGCGACGCCTGGCGGAGGTCCCGAAGAATTGTGGCTGCTGGGGAAGAAGACCATCGAGGTGTGGTACGCCGTACCGGGCACAGCGCTGAATCCATTCCCGTTTCAACAGGTCCAGGGTGCCTTCATCAATCAGGGCCTCTGGGCGAAGATGAGCGTGGCCGGACTTGCGGACGGAATCTACTACCTCGCAGGCGATGATCGCGGCGTCGGGATGGTCGTCAGGATGAACGGCTACATTCCGCAGCGGGTCTCGACGCATGCGATCGAGTATCTCATCCAGAGTTGGATTGCGGCGGGCTCCGACGTTTCAACGGCCACCGGCTACGGTTACCAAGAGCAGGGCCACAACTTCTACGTGCTCACGTTCCCCGGAAACGGGACCATCGTTTACGATGCGACGGAGAATCTCTGGCACCAGCGGGCGACGATCACAGGCAGCGCGGGAAGCCTGAGCTACGCCCAGGCCAAGGGCCAGCAGTTCCACGCGGCGACATTCGGGCTGCACCTGGTCGCCGATCTCAACAGCGGCAATATCTATTCGCAGTCGCTCTCAACGTACCAGGATGACGGCTCGCCGCTGTGGCGGGTGCGTGCATCGCCGCACTTGGACATGGAGCAGCTCTGGACATATTACGATCAGCTCCAACTCGACTTCGGGCCTTACCCGCCAGCGAGTACGGCCACTTTCTATCTGGAGATTTCCGACGACGGCGGCCAAACGTTCAATCCGCCAATCACGGTTGTCGTAGGATCCGGAGGCACGTCGCCATCTCGCGCTGTATGGCGGAGACTTGGTCGATCAAGAAATCGAGTCTTTCGAGTATCAACATCCAACGCCGTGGCTCAGGCGTGGGTGGATGCGTATCTACGGATGCGGGCGGGGACGGGGCTTTGAAGGATCGTTCGTAAAACGCCTTCTCGGATTCAGTCATGGGGCGCGGCGGTTCTGGTGGGAACGGAACCGGCGTCGCTGGCCCGAAGATCATCTGAAGCGCATCGGGAGCACCCGGTGAAGGATCTGGCGGGTCCCAAGCCTCCCTACCGTGGACTTCAATGCCGAACTTCAGCAGCGTCGCAAGTTCCTTATCGCTGCATTCGGAGCGCATGATAACCTTCACATCTTCCCCCTCGGCAGCGGTCCTGCCGGTTGCACGATGCTCTGTTGGCCGATGCTGATCGGCCCGAACTGGCGCTCATAAGCCTGTACGTTGTTCGCGAGCACGCCAAGTAAGAGCTTCGCCTGCTGGGGGCTCAGGAACATCGCCGTATGCTGGATGACGGCGGGACGCGGATCATCGTTCGGCGATTCCCCCATCGTGCCGAACATCAGGCAGAGATCGGAGAGTGTCACGGAGATACCGACGCTGTTTGCGTAGCGCCGCTCGAATTCCGGTGCGCGCAACATTTGGAATTGCTGGCCTTGCGGCACTTCTGCCTCGCGGCTGTTTTGGGTTGGATCAGACATGGAAGCGATAATACACCACAAACCTTTCCCAAACCAATGGTACTTTGGTTTATAATCCACCCATGGATCAAACCGCCGTTGCTGGTGTTTCCTTTGGGGCGCAAGCTCGCGGCGGCATGCCGCTGGGCGTCCGCGTGGCTAACTTCTACGAGGTGTGCTGTTACGCGCACAAGGGCGGCCCGCTGCTGTGGCGGGAGCACATCAAGAACCTGACGGTTACCCAGGGTCTCAATGACATCCTGACGAAGTATTTCACCGGCTCCAGCTACACGGCGGCCTGGTACGTCGGCCTTATCAACAATGCGAGTTTCACAGCACTCGCGGCCGGCGACACTTCCCAGCAGATCAACGGCTCGAATGGGTGGATCGAGGACACCGCTTACTCGGCGGGCGTCCGGCAGACGCTAACCCTCGGCTCGGCTTCGGCTGGCTCTATCTCCAACACCGCAAGTCCAGCGAGCTTCACCATGAATGCGAGCGGCACACTCAACGGAGCATTCATTGCCACGACATCGACGCAGGGTGCCGGCGCCGGCGGGACGGTGCTTTACGGCGAAGCCTCCTTCTCTTCGACGCAGGCGTACGCCAGCGGCAACGTGATTACCGTGACCGTGACGCTGACGATGGTAAGCACGTAGAGCGATGGGTAATCTAAACGAGCAATTCGGGTCGAGCGGGCAGTCGATCACCTGCACGTTTACGTCACTGACGACCGGCAGCGCGCGGCAATCGACGGCGGTCGATAACAGCACGAATCTATTCTTCGATGCGCTCGTCTCGGTAAAGGTCAAGACGGGAGCATCAAGCACCCTAGCCACGGGATATGTCAGCGTTTACGCTTACGCGACAGTGGACGGTGGAACAACATACACCGAAAGCGCAACTGGCTCCGACGCCGCGATCACGCTGACGGTTCCTACCAATCTGAAGTTGATTGGCAGTATTAACGCAGTGGCCAATGCGACCACCTACAATGGCGGCCCTTTCTCCGTCGCGGCGGCCTTTGGTGGAATCCTTCCCCAGAAGTGGGGAATCGTCATAGTGAACAACACGGGCGGAACGCTAGATGCTTCCGTCGGCGCGGCTGAGTACCAAGGCGTCTACGGAGAGTACTAGATGCTTCCGGTGCGCCGGGCGAGCATCATCAAGCCGACGCTCGGCGAGACGCTCAATTACGGCCACCCACTCTTAGCCGGACTCGCGGGCTGCTGGCCGTTCAACGAGGCTGGCCCGAATGGCGGATCCGGTGGCGGCGTAAGCACGTATCAGGCGTACGGTGCGCGGTCACTCATTAATCCAAACGACCTCCTTGCCGCATACAGCATCAACGCTGGATGTCTCTGGCAAGCTGGCCCGCAACCCGTCGGCATGACGTTTGGTCCGAACGGTAACGGCGGTCAAACCGCCTGCGGGAACGTTCTCAAGACCCCTTCAGCACCACTCGTTTCGACGTCTGCGATCACGGTATTCTGGTTCGGCTTCGTGATGTCAGCGAATGCATCTGCGGGTGGATTCCCGCCACTGGCCGGGTGCACCTATAACGCCTTTGCTAACTCATCGCCCTACGTTTGCTACGGCGTCCACATCCACACGACGAATCAACTGTACTTTTTCGACAGCACGGGCGGCTCAAACAACGCCTACAGCGGTGGCGTGACCGTGACGGACGGAATCCCGTTCTCTGCTGCCTACAGCATCCAAAGCGGCATCCAGACCGGATACTATAACGGGCGCAAGGTAATCGGCGAGACGCATTCCGGCGCAATCAGCTATGGTGCAGCGCCTTACATCTACTCAAACGTGGATGCTGGCGGCTCCAATAGCACCGGCGCACAGACGAGTCTTATCCTGATCTGGAATCGCGTGCTGAGTGCGGCGGAGCACCAAATGCTCGCGGACAATCCCTGGTGCATGTTCACTCCACAGAATCGGGTCTTTGGATGGCATCCAGGTTCAAGTATTTTCAATGTCTCGGTGAGCATCGGTGCCAAGGGCGGCTTTTCCGCCTCGGAGGCACTGAGGGCGCCGTTAAGCGTTTCCATCGGCGGGGAAGCCGGATTTAGCACTGTCGCCGGCGGAAGGGATTCTGTATCGATCGGCGGAATCGCCGGTTACGGGGCATCCTGCAAACTCCTTCTGCCTGTGTCAGTTTCGATTGGCGCTAAGGGTGGCATAACTACCGCGACCACATACCCTCAGACGATTACGATTGGCGGCGAAGCCCACTTCGGCCTTACGGAACACCTCCACGCGCCACTGGCAATTGCGCTTGGCACTACCGCCGGATTCAAGGCGTTCTCGAGTGGCTCCGTTCCCAGCACGTACCTGATCGTCTTCACCATCACCGACCCCGGAGCCACATACACTTCGCCGCCGACGGTAACCGTGGTGGGCTCGAATTCGGTGACTTCGGCGGGCACCTTCACGGCGGTGCTCGGCGCTGCTGGCACGGCGCAAGCTGGCCAAGTCATCGGGATTACGGTACAGAACACCGGCAACGCTGGAAGTTTGACGGGGCCCTTGACGGTAACTCTTTCCGGCGGCGGCGGATCTGGCGCAACGGCTACGGCATCGCTCCAGACTCAGCAGTCCCTGACAGCATCGCAACAGCAGCCCTTCCAGGTCCGCGCCGAGGGCTACGGTGTCCTCACCATCGAAACGCTGGTCGTAGCGGCGCAGGCCACGCTTCCGCTGAATCCTCCGCCCATCCGCCAGCCCGTCATCCAGCAGACGCCGCCGGGGGCTTCCGCTGGCACGAATGCCGCCGTCCCTCAACAGCAGCAGCCTGCAAGGGGCGAGACGCCAAATGTGCACTCGCGGCCATGGAATCAGTTCTTCGAGCAACTCTACCAGAATGCGCTGAACCCGGCGCAACAAGTGCAGTTTCTCTGTCCATCGGTCGATGAGACCGACTCCGAATGGTACGCCCAAGGAACAGTAGACGGCTCAACTGATCCGGTGACGTTCAATGCGACGATGACGGGGCAATCGCGCTTCGGCATCGAAGCTCAAGTCATCCAGGGCGGCACGGGCTATTCCGGTGCAACGGTCCTTACGTTCTCCGGCACTGGCAATTCGGGCTTCGGCGCAGTCCTGACGCCGATCATCGAGATGGGCGCAATCGTCGGAATCACGGTTGTGTCGAGCGGCTACGGCTACGTGCCGCCCGTCTCACTGGTGGCGACGGACACGGGCGGGGGATCCGGGGCGCTGCTAGCGGCGGAGCTTGGGCGGCAATTCGGCATCGGCGACTACATTCTATGGAACGATCAAACCATCACCGCGGGCGTACGCTCTTATGAGATCGATCAAATTACAGCAATCGTTCCCATCGATGCGACGCATGCGACCTTCACGCTCGCGCGGCGTGCGTCGGGAGCGCCGGCCGATCAAGCCCAGTACGGAAGCGCCTTCGTTGGCCACTCGAACGCCGCGTTCTACCGGCTCATCAACAAGCTCTTCATCGCCAGCGCGAATCCAGCGCCGGGGCCCCAGGTTCTGAAGTTTCCCTGGGATAACATGACAGTGGCAGCGGTGACGGCGGCGCTTCCGCAAGAAGCGCCCATAACCGTGAATCTCTCCCCGACAGTCTACCTACCTGGAACCACCACTCTCGATCCTCGCGTGAACCCGCCGACTCCAGGGTTGAGGACGATGAACGGCGCGGCATACACGAATCTTGGCATACTTGGCGCGGTCTCCGTCGGCCAGACTTCGCAAGCGCGTGTCTCCGTCCAAGCTCACGAATCGATCCGCACGGTATACGCGAAAGTGACCGTGGCTCCAACTGGCGCGACTCCGTTCAATGGCGATGCGAACGCCTGCATCGTGATCTACGTGTGTTACATCTCGCCGGGTGGTGTGGTGGGACTGATTGACACGCTGGTGATCGATGCGACGGAGTTCAACAGTTACTCGGCGTCGAACGTGCCGGACGGGCGCCAGATGCCCTATCATGCGCTCTGGCCGTTCACCGCGCCGAACACCGATTGGCCGCCGAATCGTTTGCCGCAATGCGCCGGCGCTCTCACTGCAGGCGGGTTGCTCCAACTGCCGATCACGCCGAGCGGATCATCGACGGTGCTGTTCACACCTGATGGAGCGATCGACTTCATCGTCGCTCAGGTGGGAACCAGCACCGCCGGATCTAATTTGACCGTTTGCGTTCAAACCTGAGGCTGATTGTAGAGGGCAGCGTGGTAACCCTTCGTCAGGGGGATCAATTTCACCTCAACATCTTGCCCAACAATCAAAGGAGAATCAATAGTACTCTTGATTGAAGATGCTACTCTTCTGTGACGGCTTCGGCCACTACAATCAGCTTCAACAGAAGTGGACCTTCGCCACCAACGCGAGCATTTCGAGCGCCTCGGCCCGCAGCGGGACGCAGGGATGCACCAACCAGGGGACTATCGCAAAGAGCACTCCTTACCGCTCGACATTCTTTATCGGTTGCGCGATTCGACTCAACGTCGGCGGTTCCTATGGGGGTGTCATTTATGAGTTGGCGGCGCCGGTTCTCGGGGGTGGCAACCAGGTTCTTGTGACGATCCAAGTCGAAGGCGATGCATCAATAGGGATCTACGCCGGTGGCAATTTGATCGGAAACACGGCCCTGCCCAACGTCGGCACGGCGCCGTTTTTTTTTAACGCTGGCGTTTTCTTTTACGTCGAGTTTGAGATCCAGCTTAGTGGCAGCATCACGGCCACCGTCTCGCTCAGGGTCAACAACAATCCATATTTGAGTGCTGTGAGCGGCAATACGGGGGTGAGCGCCTCGAGCTTGATCTGTCAAACGGCCGCTGCGGATTACCACCTCTGGGGGAACGCGCAGGTTAACGGATCGACTTCTATCGCGGATATTTATATCAACGACGACGTGGCCGTCTCCGGCCAGCCCTTTGCGAACACTTATCGCGGAGACATCCAAGTTGGGCCGTACCTCGTGCCGCGAGCTGATGGGACAACTCAGTGGAGCGAATCAAGCGGCGCGCCGCCCTCGTACGTACTCGTGAACGAAGTTCCCCCAGACGGCGACACAACGTATGTTTACGATTATGCCACCCTTGACGAGGACAGCTTCCCTTTCTCAACAGTCGCTTCGCTAGTGGGCGAGATTCAAGCGGCGCACCTGTGCGTCTTCCAGCGCAAGGACAATGAGGGGTCCCGAGTCACACAACCGCTTTCGAATGGTTCGCCGATGCCTACAACGAGCCCTTATGGGAATCTTTCATTCCTCGCGGACAACTACTACTACTACACGTATCCGATGGATGTCGATCCATCGACAAATGCGCCGTTCACCGTCACCAGCATCAATGCGTCGCAATTTGGGATCGCGATTTATTCATGATACGAAAACTTCTGTATTTCGCTGCAATCGCCGCCTTTTTTGCATTTTTAATTTACGCGCTTTCGAAGGTCGCCTTATAGATGAGCGGCATTCTCTTTGACGATTTCTCTGCTTACCCCGTCGGTTCTACCGCACCGTTTGGACCATGGAAAGGCTCGGGAACCATTGGGGGTCCCCCTACCTTCGTTCCCCCGGGGGGTTCTGACATGACGTGGAATGGCCGCTATGTCAACGTTGGAGACATCTATGCATATGGAGGCAGCGGAATCAAGGCTGGTGTGGTTTATTGCGATTTCGCAATTGGCTTTGGCGAATTCCTGCCCGGCGGCGTCATTATGAGCGTCTCGCAAGGAAACCCCTTCGATTACATCCAGACCGCACGGTTCATTAATGTGCGCCTTGAAAAAGATTTCTCACTTTCGCTCCTCGGGCCGTCCGCTTTTATGATTGATCAAGAGAGCGGACTGCCTTGCAACACAGGTCTGCAGACGGGCCCCACGATGGATGCTCCCTTAAATCCTTCGCCATATTTCATGCCTGGCCTGCCCGGCAGCGTCGTTGGCGGTCCATGCTGGGCTTATTTTACCCTTGCATGGGAGTTGTCGCTGAGTCCGCTCAACACCATCGAAGCCGGCGCGACGTTGACTGTCAACTTTGGAGCTGGCGCTTGTGGAGGAAGCGTGGACACCGGAATTGCGGTGGACGATACTCCCCTCGGCTTGCTCGAGGCCAATATGTACGAACTCTACGGAGGCAACTCGATTGGCGGAAATTTCGCTAACTTCGCCGCCGCTACGCAGGGTTCGCCCATCCCTAATCCAGTCGTGCCACCGGTCTATGTGAATGCGCGCGTCTCGCAGATGGCCGTGGAACTCATTACAGTGCCAAGCGGATCGGTCATCGACGGTAGCATCACAAATGCCCGTATGTCGCAAGCCGCAATTGAGCTCCTCACGTTGCCGTACGGGGACGGGATGAGCGGGAGTTTTACCAATGCGCGAATGTCGCAGGCGGCAATTGAGCTATTGGCTGGCTATCCTCCGACGCCGACGGGTGGCGGGGTGATCCCGCAGTACATTAAGCGCCGCAATGAGTTCTCGAATTCCTGATATACTTCGCCCATGAACCCGATCTCCGCGATTGGCTCTCTTGTGGGCGGCCTCATCGGCGGGAATTCGGCCCGCAACGCCGGGAACACGCTCTTAAAGGCAGGTAGCGCCGCATCGACCGCTGTCGGCACCGCGGGCAACCAAGCGGCGCAGGCAACGAATAACGCGACCACCACGGGCGTCACAGGGATTAACAATGCCACGACGGCAGGCCAGAGTGATATCAACAATGCCGTAACGAGCGGAACGGCGGGCGTGAATGCCGGGACGCTTGCGGCAAACTCGACCCTCGCTAATGCCCAGAATCAGCAGACGGGCGCGTTGAATCCCTACCTGAGTACTGGACAGACCGGCACGGCAAACGAGCAGGCGCTCCTCCAGCAAGGCTTCCAGGACCCTACAGCCGCTCAGGCCGCGGCGACGCCAGGCGAACAGTTCCAGATGCAGCAGGGCGCGCAGCTCCTCCAGCAGCAGGCGGCCGCCGAAGGCGGTGTGGATACCGGCGGGGAACTCGAAGCGCTGACGCAGTACGGGCAGGGCGTCGCCAGCACGTATTATCAGAACGCCGTGAACAATGCGGCTCAGGCGTACGGGATCAACCTGAACGCCGCCCAGACGGCGGCGGGGCAGGGCTTGACCGCGACGGCGCAGAACAACCAGGTCATTCAGAATTCGACCAACCAGCAGGCGAACAACACTTCGCAGGCGGCCTACTACGGTTCGAACCTCGGATACCAGGGCGCATCGCAGAATGCGGCACTGGGTCTTCAGGGCGCGACGACGGCCGGCCAGTTGGGCCTCTCGGGCTCAGAGACGGCGGGCAATCAGAACCTTCAGGGCACTGAGGCGGCGTCCCAATTCTATACGCAGGGCGCCGGCGGATACGCGGCGGGGCAACTCGCGCAGGGCAACGCGTACCAGAACGCCATCGGCGATCTCGCGAACAGCTTTAGCCCGTTCTCGGCGTTCGGCGGGGCGAGTGGAAGCGCGGGCATGAATACCTTCAACGCCTTGAATAGCCCAAGTTACTACGTCGGACCCGCTGGCAGTCCGGCGGCGCAGGGGTACTACTGATGCGGGCTGATCTCTTCGAAGACTCGACCCTCGGTGCGCCGACGCCGCAACCGAAGGCACCGCATGATTTTAGGCTTCGCACCATCGTTGCGCAACGTGATGAGAACGGAGACAGATTCAATCGGCTGCGCGGTTATTTCTGCATCAAGTGCGGCGTGAGACAAAATGAATCTGAATTCTGCACGAATCTGAATTCTGCACCGGGAAGCGGGCGGTAGAATAAACCCATGGCAGCAGCCGGACTAGTTCCCCTCTTTGAACAAGCGGGCAAGGGCCCGCAGATCGTTCCTTATCAGGAGCAGCAGATCCGCCAGGCGCAACTCGGCGCGGCTCAGCAGGAACAGCAGGCGAACCAACTCAAGCTTCAGGAGACGCAGCGCCAGCTCGGAGAGTACAACACCATCCGAAATTACGTGGCGCAGAACGGGGGTGATTACGAGGCGGCAGTAGCGCCCGGTTCGCCGCTGCTTTCGCAGATTTCGCCGGATACGGCGCTCTCCATCCAGCAGAGCATCTCGAAGAACAAGGAGACGGCGGCAACAACGCAGAAATCGCTCGCTGATGCCCATAAAGCGCAATTGGATGCAGAAGCGGCAGCGCAAAAGGCGATTGCCGATCACACCGACCATTTGGCGGGCGTGGCGAAATCTCTTCTTGACGTGAATGCTCCGCCTGCGGCAGTCCTCGCGGCGTTCGATCAAGACGCCAAGCTTACGCATCCGCCGGACCATCCTAATGGGACGCCGGGGCAACCCGACCCAATGTACGCGCAGATAAGTCAGGCCATCCAGCAGGACCCCACCAAGGCTCAGCCGCTGCTGAATCAGATCATGATGTCGGCATCCCCGGCGCTCAAGAGCAAATGGGCTGAGGAAGCCGATAAGGCCGCGACACGCCAGC